ACGACCCGAAGAATGGGCAGTTTACCAGTGGTGGCGGGTCGGGCGCAGGAGAAAATATCGGCGCCGGCATGGGCGAGATGCATGACCGGCAGAAGGATGCCGAGAAGAAGTATCCCAAGGGATCAAAGGTCAAAAATGCACAAGGCGAGACGCTCACGGTGACCGGTCACCAAGGCATGATGATTCATACCGTCGATAAGGATGGATATCAGGTCGGGCCGTTTCACGAAGGCAAGCTCTCGAAGGCGTAAATGCTCAACGGCTTCGGCAAGCAGATTAAGCGGAAGCGTCGGCGCAAACAGAAGCCACGGTTGGTCAAGATTGACCCCAAGCAACTGGCCAGCGCCGATGCCGCTCTGCCTGCGGTTGATTTCGGGCCGAGCAATGTTGTACCCATCGGCGGCGAGAAGAAAGCCAAGAGGCGGGTGCAGTGGGAGACGGTGCTTGCACGCGCGCGGCACCAGGCGACGTTGCGTCGATTGGACGGAAAGATCGGGGCACCGCAGGACGTCTTCAAGCCATACATCCCGCCACCACGCGTGCTCCCCGAGGGCCAGACGCCGCTCGCGATGGATAGCGCCACCACGACCGCTGCAGCCATCTCATGGGCGCAGCAAACGAACATCTACTGGACCGAAGGCCTCGTCTTTCCGGGATACGCCTATCTCTCCGAACTGACGTTGCGTCCCGAATACCGTGTCATGTCGCAGGTGATTGCCACCGAGATGACGCGCAAGTGGATCACGTTCCAATCCACCGCAGACGAGGAGATCAGCGAGGAGCAGGACGCAGGTCCGGATGACGATAATCCTAGCTTCGGTCCCGGTGCCGAGGGTGAGGAGGAAAAGTCCGACCTCGATCCCAATGCCGAGCCGACCGATGATCCGGGCGACGAGGTGGATGACGGTGGTCTCAACAAGCTGCTCGCCGGCGATGACGCAATTATGCCGGTGGACCCGATCGCGGAAGCAACGGCTCCCCATCATGCGGAGTTGATGAAGATCAAGGTCGCGGAGGCAAAACAGAAGTTTTCCGGCCAGCAGACCAGCGCAGAAAAGGATCACCGTGCGGCAAAGCTCGCGGGCGGTATGGAGGACTCAAAGGCCGACCGCATCAAGGAACTCGAGGCCGAGTTTGATCGGTTGGGCGTCAGGGATATGTTCTACAAGCTCGCCGAATACGATGGTTGGTTCGGTCGGGTGCATCTCTTCATCGACATCGACAAGAACTGGGGCGACAACACGCCAGACGAGGATGGCAAGGACAAGCCTCCGTTCGGTCAGAAGGACGATGAGGGCGGTGAGGACGATGAGGATAAGCAGGAGTCCGTTGCAAAGGACGAGGTCATCACGCGCGAACCGCCGCGGCGTCCCTCGAGCAAGCAAGTCGGTCCGTTGGCCCTCGACGATCAGGCCGAGATGCAGATGGACATCGGCGACGGCCAGGATGACGTCAGTGCGGCCAAGGTACAGAAGGGCTGGCTCAAGCGTCTCGCGGTGATCGAGCCCCTCTGGACATACCCGCAGAATTACGAGAGCAGCGATCCGCTCAAGGCCGAATGGTACAACCCGTCAATGTGGTTCGTGATGGGCAAGCGGGTCCATGCCTCGCGGTTGCTCACGTTTGTCGGTCGACCGGTGCCGGATATCCTCAAGCCAGCTTATGGGTTTGGCGGGCTCAGTCTCAATCAGATCGCGCGTCCCTATGTGGACAACTGGCTGCAGACCCGCCAATCCGTCAACGACATCATCCACGCGTTCAGCGTGATGGTGCTCATGACTGACATGGGAAGCCAGCTGCAGGCGTCAGACCAATCCATGCCGGGCGAAGGCAGCGATCTGTTCGCACGTCTCGATATGTTCAACCTGCTGCGCGACAACCGCGGTGTGTTCGCCATCGACAAGGAAGGCGAGGACTTCAAGAATATCGCCGTCCCGCTCTCGACGCTCGACCAGCTGCAGGCGCAGGCGCAGGAGCACATGGCGTCGGTCTCGCGCATTCCGCTCGTGAAGCTTCTCGGGATATCTCCGCACGGTCTCAATGCCTCAAGCGAGGGCGAGTTAAAGGCGTTCTACGATACGATCGCCGCGTTTCAGGAGCAGTTCTTCCGTCCGAACCTCACCAAGGTCATGCACTTTGCGATGCTCAATCTCTGGGGTGAGGTCGATGACGAGATTACGTTCAAGTTCGAGCCGCTCGAGGAGCTCAACGCCAAGGAACAGGCCGAGATGCGCAAGATCGAGGCCGAGACGGACGACATCCTCGTCAACGGCGCGAATGCGCTCCACCCCGAGGAGGTGCGCAAGCGCGTCGCATCCGATCCGGAGAGTCCGTACGCCGATATCGATGTGGCGGACGCGCCGGATGCGCCGGATGATGATGCTTCGCCGCTCAACCTTCACGGCACGGCGCCGTTCGGCGGCAAGGGAGGCCAGGGTGGTCCGCCCACACCGCCGCCAGGAATGCCACAGCCGCCAGGGATTGCTGGTCCAGGCGGCGCCCAGGCGTCCCCAGGCGAGCCAGGTCAATCGGATAAGCCTCCCCCAGGAGGAAAGGGAGCCAGCCCTTTCGGTGATTCCGCTGCGATAATCGGCGATTCACAAGGATTGTTACGTAGTCAGAAAGATTCTTACGCCGGCCTCCAGGAGGAGCGCAATCAATCTCCAATCTCTCCGGGGACGGGATTCGACGCCGAATGGAAGGAAAGCGACCATCCGCGCGTCAAAGGAGGCCCACATGCGGGCGAATTCGGCCAGGGTGGGGGATCGTCGCCAGGAGGTGCCGGTCCGGCTCCAGGAGCTCCAGGCCAGGTAAAACCAATCGGTTCCGGTCAATACGCCGGCATGTACGAGACGAAGGGCGCGAGCCCGAAAGAGAACCACGCGCTAACCGTTTCAAAGGTTTTGGCAAAACCAGCCCAGAAGGGCATCCACTATCGCCGGTTGCTGGCGGCGCTCATCAAGGAAGCGCCCGGCTTCGGCGGTCAATCGGCGATCGATCCGCTCAAGAAGCGGCTGGGCGAGGCGCTGGGCATGACCCACGCGAGCCTGCAGGCGGCGGGCAAGTTCGACGAAGCCAAGAAGGTGGCGGCGCAGGCGGGCAAGTTGGGCCTCGGTGGCTCGTTCCTGCAGGCGTCGGGCGAGGCAAAGGCGAAGGCCCCCGTCACACCCCAACTGCCGCCCCCGAGCGCGCCAGCGGCCACGCCAAAGGCTGCCGCCGAACCGCCAGCAAAGACGCCGTTCTACAAGATCGAGATGCAAGTGGCCAAGCTGGAGGCAGCTGGGACGCTGCCAAAGCCAACAGAAGGCGAGATCGCTGCGGCCAAGAAGACCACGCCGTTCTATCCCGTCCCGGCAGACGCTGAAGGCAAGGCGCTCGTCAAACCGTTTAATGACAAGTACGAAGGCAAGGCGATTACCGATCCGAAGGATCTCGCGGCTAAAGTGGCCGAGTACAAGGCGCTCAAGATCAGGGTGCATGAAGCGGAAACAACAGCATCCAATGTCGCAGCCCAGAAAGAAGCCGAGAAGTACGCAACGCCCGAGATGAAAGAGCACTACCACGTCCTCGCGGGCATTATGGGTGGCGGCAAGGAAGCTGCGAATTACATCAGCCATGCCGAGAACAAACTCAAGAGTGCGGGCTGGTCAGGAAAGATGAATGGTGCTGAAGCCGCCCACATCATCGCTTACTCGTCGTCGCACTATGGGCCGGTCAACAGCGAACTGCGCAAGGGGTCGCTGACCGAAAAGCAGTATCTCTACGCCAAGGCACTCGACAGCGCGCTGCAGAAACTTCCTGCCTACAAAGGTGTCACCTACCGCAAGACCGATATCAATAATCCTGCCGACGTCGATAAGTACCAAGTCGGCAAGATCGTCGCCGAGCGCGCCTTTACCTCCACGTCTAAAAATCAGGGGACGTGGTCGGGTCAATATCGTTATGTCATAACCGGGAAGTCCGGACGTGATATCCAGCCGATTTCGAGCCACGCAAGTGAATCAGAGGTGCTCTTCCCAATGAATACGCACTTCAAGGTCACCAAGCGTCAAGGCAATGAGATCCACATGGAGGAAGTCTGATGGCCGACTTGACCCTTGCGGAGTTCGAGAAAAAGCTCGCTGCAGAGCAGGCGGAAGGCTTCAAGAACCGCATGCAAAACGAACCGCCAATCGGCACGGGGCCGGATGGAACCGTCGTTACCTACGACAGCGTTGAGGACATTCCGCCATACGAGCCTGAAATTATCCCGGACGAGGATGACGACCTCAGCGATCTGGACGAACTCGACGAGCTGGCTTAAGGAGGTCACATGCCTCACTTTGAACGTCAAAGCGAACTCGAGCAGATGCTCCGGGCCTGCTATCACGAGTTCGGTCTGTTCCGGCATCCTGATCCTGGACCAGATCCGCAGAACCTGCTCGCTCCCATCCTCACCAGGCTGGGAGTTATCCAGGATACGCTTGAGCAGGTCAGTGGGAACTTCGATGACCAAGCGCAGCAACTCAAACAATTGGAGAACTATCTCATGACGACACTCGCAGAGTTTCAAACCCAGATGGACGCCGTCAAGCAGGCGGTCAACGACGAGACCAACCTCGTCACCGCGGTGAAGACCGCGCTCGACGGGGCGACCGCCTCCATCGCCAACCTTCAGGCCCAGATCGCGGCGCTGCAGGCGGCCGGCGCCGGCGCCGTGACCCAGCAGCAGCTCGACGATCTTGCGCAGGAAGCAACCGACACGCTGACTGTGCAGACCCAGAACAACGCCGCGCTCGCTGCGCTGGCGCCGCAGAACACAACGCCGCCGGCGACACCCCCAGCGACGTGAATTACTTTTCTCTGGACGAGCTGGTGGTGGGGTCCGCGTGCCTTCGCCGAGCTCTGAAGTTTCGTCAGCTCCCCTTACCAACAGCATGACGAAATCCGACGCGCCTGGGGTTCATCCGTCGACCCCCGACTGCAGCACCTACGGGCGCGTCGGTCACTAATGTACGTCCCTCGCAAGTTTCGCGACTACACCGGCAAGATCCTCAAGCCGGTGCGGCCCAACGCAGGCGTCGAGTCGATCTACCGCAGGAAACTTACCAAGCTCGTGGAGGACATGAATGCTAGCGTCTGCTACTGGCTCTCTGCAGCGTTTAGAGCCCATCCTCCGAAGATGGCAGTGGACGCGGTCCCAGCCAATGAGCTTCGCGATGCCCTCGCCAAGCTGGCGCGACAGTGGCTCTACAATTTTGACGAGCTTGCGGACGAGCTTGCCAAGTACTTTGCGACAGACGTGGCAGAGCGAAGTGACTCGGCCCTGGCTGACTCTTTCAGGAGACTAGGCTTCACCGT